GTTAGCTACGAAGCGCATACCAGTTGCGATACCGTCACGTACAATACCTTCCCACATTGGGTTGTTTGACACGTTGACAAGGTTTGTCAGTGTGTTCAGTTGGTATTCTACTGATGGGTCAACAACAGCTACGAGACCACGGTCAGGTACGTTTGACTTCTTGAGGGCATAACGTGCGAATGCAAAGTCAGCAAGCTCAAGACGACCACCGTTACCACCTGAGAAGCGGTGTGCAACACCGTCAAGTGTTTCAGCTGAGTTAGCTGTGACACCAACTTCAGGTGAAGCAAATGTGGTTGCTTCGAAGTGCTCAAGGATTGCACGCTCTTGCTCAGGAACGAAACGAGCTTCGAGTTGTGCGCTGTAGAATGAGTCCTGAGCAGCTTTCTTAGTGATGTAAGAAGCTGACTGGAGGTACTTGTCTACAGTGAATGAGAACTCAGCTGTATCCATTGGTGTGTAAGCAACAGCTGCATCTTCTGTGTAGTCAGCTACAGTTGTTTCACCGATTGTTGGGATTGTGAATGTGTCACCATCTGGGAAACCATCCAGCATACGCACGTAGCGTTGTGCTTGCATTTCATCACGGAGGATTTCTTTAAGCTCTGAGGAGTATACCTCTGAACGGATTAGACGTTGCATGTCCGCATTGGACGAAATCATACCAGCCATTTTGCTAGTCCTTTTTTGTTAAGAGAAGTTTTAGTTACCGAACTTATCACCCATCCGCATCTTATCTTGGATAAGCTGTTGTTGGACTCGTGGGGAATAATATTCGTGTCTGTTCTCTCGACGTAGCTTCTGGTAGTATGACCAGTTGCGTTCTGTCGAGGCTTGCATATTGACACCCTCGGTGCGAACCGAACCTTGAACCATTGGGTTGAAGGCTTGTTTTGGTTTCTCACCTACAAGAGTAAGAAAAGCATTAGGTGACTCAGTTGCAATTTCCTTCATACGGTCCATTGACAAACCAAGCTCTTCAGCTTTCTTCTTGACAACACCTTCAGCATCTGTGCCGAAAGCTTTCTCAAGTTCTTGGTCAACGTAAGTAAGGTTCTGCTTTACCAGTGTATCCTTGTCACGTTCACTAAGTGTCTTTTCAACGAGGCTCTTCAGGTCTTCCTCACTCAGAGCAGGGTTGGTGTTCCCTTCTGTAGTGCCACCAATATTATTTTCTTTGGGCGCTGAAGTTTGTGCAGCGGTGGGGTCTGCGGCCTTGTTCTTCAGTTGTTCGAGAAGTTGAGAAGCGTAGTCTTGCTTCTGGAGGTCTTCACGCATTTGCGTAAGTTGTTGCTCCAGAGTCTGAATGTATCCGTCAGCTTCAAGCTTTCCTTTAGCTAGAACCTCAGGGTCTCCCCAGTTCTCTCCCTTTGCCTCTACGAGCTTCTTCAAGTATGATTCCTGTGGTGGGGTCTCAGCTTGTGTCTGCTCTGCGTTCTGATCGGTCTGTGTGGTTGCAGTTCCGTCAGTGAATACCATGTGTTATTCCTTGTCTAAGTTGATGATTTCAAGCACCTTGGTTAGTGCTCTGTTATAGCCATTCCTGTCTGCCTGCTTATAAGCCCAAGAAGGGTTATCATAATCAGTAGAAGGAGGATTTACCTCAAGCATAGACTCAAGGATTTCTTGAAGGGTCTCCAGTGTATACCTGTGTTGCAGAAGAGTTTGTCTCTGAGACTTCTTCTCTTCTTCGGTCTTACACTTTTTAAACCAGACAGCCCTCATTATTTCTTTTTCTTCTTGACAAGCATCATGTCTTGTGCGTTGTACTTTGAGGCTTTGTTGCCACGAGCTACTGCACCCTTAGCTGCCAAATTCTTTGGGCGGGCTTTGGGACGAAGAGATTTCTTAGGTGCTAGCATAGTTAAAGTCCTGCTTGTTGTGCCGCCATGAGGCGATCTTGGTTGACAGCTTCTGCTTCCTGCATCTGCATTTGGGTTTCCAGCTGCTCGCCTACTGCTACGTTGTCAGAGAAAAGAGTTGGTTCACCTAGTTCATCTGCAAGAATACGTGCGAACTCTTTACCTGAAAGATGAGTAGCAACTGAAGGATCAGCAAGCTTGATCTGGTAAAGCTGTGTAAGGTTCTGAACACGACGAGCACGTTCAGCAAAGTGACGAGCACCCACAGGAACAATCTTACCGTCAGCCACAAGGTCATTCTTTGTGATTGACTGGAAAAGAATAAGACCATCCTGCTCATTGACAACTCGAATTGTATCTGAGTTACTCATGTTACGGCGAGCTACCTCAAGCATTGCATTCAGGATTGGCTCAAGGAATGTTCGTTCGAAGTGTGCAGTCTTGTGCTCGAAGATACGTGATGCTGCATTCTGAAGGGATTGTACCTCAAAGGCTGTCTTCTCGCCAGCAGTGCGGATACCCATGGCTTGCTTAGGTGCACCAGCCATCTCCTCCATCTTGTCCTCCAGCAACCTAATTTGCAGGTCTGCTTGCAAGGCTGTGGCATCAGGAGCCATGTAACCTACGTCACCCTCTTCACCTAGGTAAATACGGCCAGCAGGTTGGAAGTCGAAGTCCTCAACATCCCCACGGATTTTAAGCATAGGGTATGCGATCTGATCGAATACGTCAGCCTTCAAGTTCTCCAAGTGGTCAATGCGATACTGCATACCTACGAGGTTATCAAGGGGGCCCATAGCGTAGAGGTTGTCAGGACGAGGACGCCAGCCTGCGTGATAGATAGGAGCATGTCCAAGCCAGCTTGAGTTCTCTTCATTGGCCAGTACGTAAGCACGATCAACTACAGTGATGACACGGTCTGACCAAAGCTTATCGTTGGCTGTGTCGTAGTAGTCTCCGTAAAACGTAAGGATTTCTACATAGTCAGACTCGTAGTAGTTCTGGATGTCACTAAAGCCATCAGCTGTGAAGCCTTCACCCTTAGTGAACGTAGCGTTTGAACCACGTACCTTACCTCTGGCTTCAACCATCTTGTTGAAGACACCCTCCATGTACTCCTTGGAAGGATCATCCTTGATCATCTTACGGATTTCTCCGAGTGTCATTACTGACTTGATAATCTTAGGGGACTTCTCAAAGCTTGAGGCTGTAGGGTTAAAGCAGATGTCATAAGGAGAGATACGTACTACACGTGGACCTACGTAGTTGACAATAAACTCACCTGATTCTTTGGTGGTGTAACTGTCTTCCCAAGTAACTGTAGCAAAGCAGTTACCATACTGTATATAATCATAAAGAAGATCAGAAGCTGTATTGACAAAACCTGACTTACGAAGCTTGTTGTTCATGTAACTTTGGATTACATCACGCTTAGCTTTAATGTTTGAGTCTGCGTTGTCAGCTTCGAAACGCATCCAGTTCTGTTGTGGAAACAGAGTAGCAAAGTAATTCGCATGGAGGTTATCCATGATCTGTGTCAGCTTTGGTGTGGTCGTACTGTTAGACCAAGGAAGCATTGCGTTCTTAGTGGTGCTTGTGTCCGTTGCGTACAGATAGTTACGGAGCTCTTTCCACTCCTCAATCTTCTTGTTACGGAACATGGACCACTCTTGAAACCTGTTGGCAATCTCAACTGCCATGTGGTCTGAATCAAGAAGGCTATCAATTTCGATAGTTTCGCCAGCCATATTTTATACCTTGTTTCCTTTCTTCAAATTTAAATCCGATGGAAGTATTTGAAGATTATCTGGGTGATGTAAACCGCCTTTAGACAAAGGATGTATATGGTCTACGTGGTAGTCTTCGCCAGTAATTGTTTTTAAGTCTTTAGCTAACCAGTAAATATTTTCAACGGCTTTCTTTTCTTCATAAGAAAGCTCTGGTGTTTGCTCTTTTAGCTTTGCCCGACGAGAAGAATTTCTAGAAATATACTGTTCTTTATTTCTAGAATAGTACTTTAAATTGTAGGAATTATAAAGTTCTCTATTACTTTGGCGGTAAGCTAGTATACAAGACTTACAATGATGACCATAACCATCTTTCTTTGATTTATTCTTATTGAATAACTCAAAAGGTTTTGTCTCTTTACATTTAGAGCAAGTCTTCATAAAGAACCACCCCTAAATCGAGAGTTAGCCCATACAATGTTCTGGGTGTTTTGTCTTTTAATTGTACGAGAGGGTTTGATAGCCATGTCAACTACAGAAGCTAAGGCGTCAATAACGTCATCATGGGCTGGGTTACGAGATGACAACTCTTCTTCAAGTATCTGTGTATTACCTCCTCGGTAGTGCCACATACTCATGTTGTCATAACGAGGTTCCAAAGTTGAAGCTATACGCTCCTGCTTGTTACCTTGAGTTTTGTTTGGACGGTACTCTTCAATACTAAGGGAGAGACCGTGCTGCTTCACAAGTTCCTTAAGCTGCTTAACGATAGCCACCTGAGCTACTGTTGTTTCAGCCCGCATCTTACGGAAAGACCACTTGTTGACAAGATGAAAGATGTGGTCAAAGTAGTCAGAGATACGATCTGTACGGAACCTGTCGATGTCTAGGACGTATACGTTATTGTCGTAGTCAATCCCTATGACAACAATAGCTGTATAGTCAGCTTTCTTTGAGAGACTAAAAGCAAAGTCAACAGCTGCGAAGACGTTTAGTTTTCTATCTTTGTAGAACCAGTAGCCGTTTTCCTGACGAAGAAGCTTCTGCTCATAGTACTGAAACTTATCTGAGCCTACAGGTACGTTGTCAGGATCAGAAGGATCATTGTAGTACTGTGCTCGGAACTGACCCTTGTCTAGGTACTGACCCCGCTTCTTGGCAAGAACCTTGATGTCAAACCCAAACCACTTACCATCCTTACGTTGAGCCCGTGGCCAGAGCATTTGACCTGTGCCATCCCCTCGGTCTTCTACTGGACGTTCAAAGATTTCGTAGATGTTCTCTTCACCTACTTTATTTCCATCATCATCAAACAAGTCTTCTGTCATTTGAAGAAGATCATTGTAAAGATCAGCTGGATGGTAACGTGTACCTACGACCCACTCTTTAGCTTCAGCACCTTCGATGGATGACAGAAGGGAGTACTGAGACTTAACCTTGTTACGGCCTTCACTTGTGTAGGCATTCTCGTAAACTACGATATCATCAAGTACAGCTATGTCACAGTGGAGACCTGTAAGGGATGTCGTCAAGCCACCTGTGAATACTGAGGGGTCTCTGATCTTCTCACGTTTACGTGCTGGGTGATCCAACATAATCTCTGAGTTGGTCCACTTAGTACGTTTACCCTCGTCTGGGTTCACGTGATCGGGCCAATACCTTGAGAAAGTTTCAGAGGTAAGAATGCTCTTGACAAAACCTAATTGTTTCTCCGCAAGGTTTGCGGTGGCTGAGATATACAATATCCGCAGTGTTGGGTCTTTGGTTAGTTCCCACGCAACCCTGTAAGCTACTAGACGAGACTTACCGTGGTCCCGTGGGAATAGGAGAAGCTGATGGGATTTAGCATCTGGTCTGCTCCACCAGTCACATACGTCTTCATGGCACTGACCTAAGACTTGCTCAGGAGCTACAAGCTTAATGAATGTCACTAAGTCAGCTTCAGCTGCAAGCCTGATTTGTTCTAGTGTTGCCATTGTAACCTAATGTTTTTTATTTGTCAAGAGAAAAGTTTAAGGCTTTACAGGCCACGTTACATTGTCAGGAAAGCTTGCTTGTGAAGGCACATCACGCAGAGCCTGACGGTATGTACGCATCTCGTCCGACATGGTGACATCACTGTTGGCTGTCCAGTCTGTAGCTGCAAGGAGGCTGTCACGCAGAGCACGGGCCTCGTCGGCACTCAGTGTTTGCAGCGTCCAGCCAAGCACCCAGTGGCCTGCCTCGTTCTGCGTTGGCATGGCGTCGAGTACAGCCTTCTGACCTACTGGTGCTTCTGGCTCAGTGAGCTTTGACACACGATAGACGCCTTGTGCTTTAAGGTGGCGTGATGAAACAACAGGGCCGTAGACCGTGTGCTTATTGGCTGCACGGAAGGCTGCTTCTGAGTATGGCACTGGGTTGCCATCAATGAGTTTGATCATGTCCATTATGTGATTTCCTCGCCAATGAGAGTGACTGTTGTGCCGCCATCGGCTGTGAAGAAGGTGTAGGAGGCTTGATCGTTAAATCCAACAGCCTCTGTCGGTGGGTTCTGAACGGAAGCAGGAAGAGTTATGGAAACGAGGCTTTGAGCACTAAATTCTCTCAAAGAACTAGCGCTTGTTATAAACAGTTTTTCACCTGAACTGCTAAAAAACACCCCCTTTGCGGTTATGCCAACACTACCTTGCTCAACATAAGAGGCTGTTGTTAAATCCCAAGCTGTGGATAGTGTGTATTTAAAAACATAAACAGAGCCTACTCCAAATAAGTTTAACCCGTCCTCTGAGAAAAACAGACCTTGCATTGAACCACTCTGTGCGGCTGTGCTGAAGCTTACACCTGAGTAAGAGGCTGTAGCTAGGTTCCAAGCTGTTGACAGATTGTATTGAAGAACAGCATCAGCGTTTTGGCCGATAATGTACATCCTTGTTCCGTCCGATTTAAATGAAAGTCCGAACGGTGTTAATTCTTGAGATGATACACTGAATGAAACGCTGTCATAAGAGGCGGTGCTCACATCCCAAGCTGTGCTTAGGGAGTATTGGTACACTCTGTCATTAAGATAGCCTGTAATGTACATTTTTGTGCCGTCACTCTTGAAGAATATGCCTGTTGGAAGAGCCTCCTGCGTACCTGCGTCAAAACTTTTACTGTCGTAAGAGGCTGTGCTCAAATCCCAAGCAGTCGAAAGGGAGTATTGATAGACAGTAGAAAAAGACATTACATAAACCTTTGTACCATCAGACTTGAAGAATAAATCTTCTGCCCCTGTGGTTTCAGAGGAAATGTCAAATGTGTTTAAAAGGCTAGGTAAAGCAACGCCGTAAGAACTCCCTGCGGCAAAACCTATCTCAGCCGTATAAGTCCA